TGGAGGGAGCATCAAGTCTGTGCGTGGAGGGAGCATCGAGTCTGTGTATGGAGGGAGCATCGAGTCTGTGGATGGAGGTGTCATCAAGTCTGTGTATGGAGGGAGCATCGAGTCTGTGCGTGGAGGGAGCATCGAGTCTGTGGATGGAGGGAGCATCGAGTCTGTGGATGGAGGTGTCATCGAATCACAAATCGGCGGTATTATTATTAAAGGTAAGAAAATATGTGTAGCCGACAAATCTTATAAAATTGACTATGTATAAAGGTGGCAAGGTATGGTGATTGAATATCCGGCTGGTAACGATTCGCTTTATGCGTGTTGTCGGTTGCAACTACCAGCGTCCCCTGCCTTGTCATCACTAACCACACAATAACAAAGGAGAATGATTATGGAACCAAATACATTAAAAATAAATGAAATTGAATACGTCAGAAAAGACAGTATTCCCGAAAAGGCTGAAAAGCTGGATGGTATGGAGGCAGTAATTGTGCGAACATATTCTGCCGGTGTTTTTTACGGATACCTGAAAAGCCTTGAGGGCAAAACGGCTGTTCTTAAAAAGGCCCGTAGAATGTGGAGATGGTTCGGAGCGTCTTTAAGCGAGTGCGCTCAAAGCGGAACGCCCGATAAAAGTAAATGCAAATTTCCTGAAATCGTGGACACTGTCACATTGACAGAGGCCATTGAAATTCTAAGCCTTACCGACAAAGCGAAAGAAAGCCTGGATGGGGTCGATGTATGGAAAGCGTGACACATGACGGAAGCGGAAGCGGATACGGAAACGGAATCGGAGACGGAATCGGAAGCGGAGACGGAATCGGAAGCGGATAACCCCAACCAATGGAGAATAGGCGATGGAAGGTACAGAATGGGAATGTGAAACGTGCAGTGCGGATAATTACGCTTGCAATTGTTACTTAGCCGAAATAAAAGACGTTTATGACACCCAGCAAGCCCGTATAAAAGAGCTTCTGGGAACATTGAAAGCGGTTAAAGAAGTAAACGCCTCCGCTGTAATTAAAGTATTCAAAAAGCAAGAATTAATTGACGAACTTTTAACCCCAGCAAAGGAAGGTGGGTGATGGAATGGCAACTATGCCCGAAATGTAATGGACAGGGAACGGTATCACACCCGCCGGGACACCCGGCAGATAGGCCGTGGAGCGGAACCAGTACCGGGCCGTGGCAATGTGATATGTGTAACGGTTTAATGAAAATACTAAAACCCAGTGAGGACACATGACAGAACAAGAGCGCAGACAGTTGGCTGAGATGATGGGCCGGGATGTAAGCAAGTCTTACAATGATATTTCTGGTAACGTCCACCACTTATTCAACCCAGACATCAACCACAGACACTTTAATATTTTATGGGAAAAACTGACAGACAAAGAAAAACACGCTGTAATTTTCAAGTTTCTCACAGTATATGAATTTATTGACACTCTTTTAGGAAACTTACCAGAAGTTTTAAGGGCTGTGTTGCAAGTAAAGGGGGAGGGGTGATGGAATTATTACCATGTCCATTTTGTGGAGAAGCACCAGAAACAAGCATCGTTTTTGAAAAGGCAAATATTTCGTGCCGAAATAAAAAGTGTTTGATAATGCCCAGCACTTGGCTAAAATCATCAAACACTAATACAAAAAAAGTCATTAAAGCATGGAACACCCGCAACAGCAAAGAGGGGGAGGGGTGATGGAAAAAGTAACTCGAAAAACAAGGGCAAAAACTGTTTTAAAAAATTGGATTAATCAATATCCAAGCAGTAACTTTGATATTAGAGAAATGTTAAAAGCATTGGGCGACAACCCTAACCCCAATGATGTTGATAAAATAATAGGTAATAAATCTTGGACGGCTGTTCCAGACTGCGATGAATGCGGAAAATCATTTTCTATCGTTGTTACAATCGGAGAGGAACCAGATTATGAAAGTAGCACAGCAGATATTTGCAAGAATTGCCTTAAAAAAGCACTCAAACTTTTTGACAACAGCAAAGAGGTAGACAAATGACACTTGAAGAAGAAAAAAAACTGGTAGCTGAAAAGCTGATGGGGTGGAGATACGCAAATGAGTATCAACAACCTGATGGCCCATATTGGAAAGGGTTTTATACTGATAAAACAAAAGAAGAACTGCACATTTCACAATGGGAACCCAATGAAGGACGCAAATGGTGGGATGAGATTTGGGAGAAGATGAAAAGTACGCTCATAGACGAATACCACGATGTTTCAGACATTTATTACGATTATATACGGTATAATGAGCGTGGAAAACCTATAAGTGGGTGGGATTTACACACCGCTAAGCCAGAAACATGCTGGAAAGCACTAATTAAAGCTTTAAGTGAGGTAGACAAATGAAACAGCTTGAAAGAAACCTCGTCAGGATTATGTGCCGATATGGGGATGCTACAGAACCCAGAGTTTTAGACTCAGTGCTGAGTCAGTTTAAAAAATATCAGTCCAGGTACTGGGGAAATAGCTTGCCCTACCCCCCTGAATAACTACTTTAAAGTATGTGTGGACTACAGATATAACCGGGGAGTGGACAGAGGTAAGATGGATCTTAAAGTAACAGAATTTAAAGCCTCTGGCATGGCCAGGGCATACTCCGAGCGGTTCCAAGCTGCCGGTGACTTAAAGACCATTGAAACCCTTAAAGCCCAAAAACTGGAAATTGAACAGCTAAAAGCCAAAATAAAGGAACTACGCTCAGCTATCCTCTCAGAGAGGATGGATCAGCTTAGATGGTTGAGGAACGCACCATAAAAAAGTGAATTAATTTTCATAAACCCCTTGACAATGTGAAATATATTTCGTATTATATAAGTATATGAACAACACAACAAACCAAGGAGACGAAATGACAGACTTCACAAAATTAACAGAGACTTTTAATAAGAACCTCCACATCATCAAAACACAGCTTAACTCAACAAAATTATCTGAATTATACTCAAGAATGGGTGTAGAGCCTAACGGGGTTTGGAATGATGGACAGCTTGCAAAGGTAGTTTCACTCAGAGGAATAGAAATATGAGTGACGGTGAATTTTGGGAGGCTCACGCCTTCCAGAGAGACGCTAGAAAAACAATAGAATCACGCTCAAAGAGGCTTACCCCGCCATTGCAAGGGCAAAGTAAGAGGGTATTAAAAGAGTCGGACTCTTCCGAGCCTCTGATTTCTTTAAGAGCAGAATTAAAGGTATTAATTGACTTTCACGGCATGGGGGAAATTGGAACCGCCCAAAGGGGAATGTATAACCATATCAGGAGTTTAATTGAACCCTCTACTTAAACACCACACCCGCTATGAAATAGCTGAAACCTGCGGAGTAAGCTACAGAACAGTACTAAACTGGATTAAACTTGAAACCATTCCCTTATGGGCCATTAAAAAGCTAGGATTCACCTTGAGGGGCCATGACACCCATTAACAAACAACACCAATGAACACGCCCCAACCCCATGAAATAGTTTTAATACTTGCTATAACAGCAATAATTCTTTATACTCTATGTACAGGTACTCAATGAGTGGTTTACAACACAGACTCGATTTAGTCGCTATACAGATATGCAATGATAAAGGACTGAGACTAACCGATCACTTTACCAAAATGAAACAAATTGTCAAAGACAAATACTACTCAGCCTCCCAGGAAGAAAGAGAGGCACTGGTTGAGGAATGGGATCAAATGGGAATATGAAAAAGAAACCAACTAAACGAGTAAAACGCCCCAAACCTAGTGGGTACTAACTCAAAAAACTAAATACTTAACAGTAATTTTTAGTTATGCCAGCAGGTAGGCCAAAAGGTGGAAAAAAATACGGTGGCTCCATTAAAGGAAAGTCAAGTAGAAGGGCTAAGCTATTAGAACAAATAAGAGCAAGCGGCAAACAAGGCCCGGTTGAAGTCCTGCTTGAGGAAATGTGGGCAGAAAACACAGAACCAAGCATTAAAAGAAAAATAGCTGAAGTCCTACTCCCTTATGTTGAAAGAAAACAACCAACAGAGATAGAAGCAGACGTTAAAAGCGAAATGACCGTAACACTCAATAAGGGTGATGACAAACTTTAAACTCACTGCCAAGCAGAAAGAAGCTCATGAGCTAGCAACTGGTGAGGCTGAACACATTATGCTATTTGGTGGGTCCAGGAGTGGCAAAACAGCATTTCTCATCTATTGCACCATTATTAGAGCTTTAAAAGCCCCAAAGAGCAGACACGCTGTATTAAGATACAGATTCAACCACATTAAAAGCTCTGTAGTTCTTGACACCTTCCCAAAGATAATGACACTGGCATTCCCTGATATTCCCTACAATATGAACAAAACAGACTTCTTTGCCAGTTTCAGCAATGGTTCTGAGATATGGTTCGGGGGGCTGGATGATAAGGAACGAACAGAAAAGATACTGGGAAATGAGTATGTGACTATTTACCTGAATGAGTGCAGCCAGATAAGCAACTCAGCCAGGGAGACGGTCACAACCCGCCTTGCACAGCTTGTAGAGCAGAAAATAGACGGCGAAAGCAGGATAATGAAGCCCAGAATGTATTACGACTGCAACCCCTCAAGCATGATTCATTGGAGTTACCTATTATTTATAAGGAAATTAGATCCCGATACCAAGAAGAATGTAGCCTTAATGGATAATTACTGTAGCTTACAAATGAACCCTGGTGACAACTTGGAGAACCTGAACCAGTCATATGTTGACTCATTGGCCCAGATGTCACCCAGAATGAAAAAGAGGTTCTTTGAGGGTGAATTTGCTGATGCCAACCCAAACGCCTTGTTCTCAGATGTCATAATTGATCAATACAGGGTTATTGATGGCCAATTACCTGATTTTGTGAGGGTAGTGGTAGCTGTTGATCCCTCTGGGAGTGGTGATGAGGACAACGCCCATAATGATGAAATAGGCATAATTATAGCTGGAATGGGCACTGATGGTAATTCTTATGTTTTAGAGGACTGCACAGTCAAAGCTGGCCCTAAGACATGGGGAACAGTAGCTACAAGCGCATTTGATAGGCATTTAGCAGATATAATAGTGGGTGAAAAGAACTATGGCGGTGAGATGGTACGCTTTACCATCCAGACAGCAAAGCCTAACGTCCCTTTTAAGTTCGTAACCGCTAGTAGGGGCAAGTCAGTGAGGGCAGAACCCATAAGCGCATTGTATGAGCAGGGCAAGGTGCGCCATGTGGGCCATTTTGGCAAGTTAGAGGATGAATTACAGGGCTTTTCAACAGTGGGCTATGTGGGCGAGGATTCCCCAAACAGGGGTGATGCGCTTGTATGGGCTATTACAGAGCTATTTCCCTCCCTAGTGAGAGATCAAACCAAGAAGAAAGAGCGCATTGTACACATACCAAGTAGTGCATTTGGATAAGGGAATTATATGAGATATTTTAAGCATCCAACAGAAACAGAGAGAAATTACCCAGCCGGGACTGATTGACACTTTTAGCTTGTATTAAGCAGTTATGGAAATATATTAGTTATAGAAAGTAAGCATTATGAGAGAACCAATGACACCTATTTGCAAATACTGTGGCAGTGAGGCTATATGGCATAACAGATATTCTGCTTTAGGCCATGATGTAGGAGAATACCGCTGTAGTCTCTGCGATTGTGAGGTATATGAACAGGCTCACATTGACTATAATTTTGATGAGGCATTTTTTAATACCAACATTGCAATAAGAATTTTATATTAGGGCTTGAGTATGCCTGAAAACTGCTCCCCGCCTTAGTGGCGCACCCACATTTTACCCGCAGGAGTGCGCATGGCTAGTAAAAAAGATCAAGAACTATTAACACTGGCCTTAGAACGGTTTAAAGAGGTAGAGGACTTTGAGGGTGAGCAGCGGGAAAAGATGCGCCTTGATAAGCTGTTTGGACTTGGCGATCAATGGGATCCGAATGACAGAAAGTCAAGAGAGGACGGAGGCCGGTTCTGTTTAACAGTCCAGCGCAGCAACCAATTTACAGACCATCTGAAAAACCAAAATAGGCAGATAGCCCCAAGTATTAAAATTTCCCCTACGACAGAAGGCGACAACGAAAAGGTAGCCGAAAGGCGACAGGGCGTAATCAGGCACATTCAGTATGACAGCAAGTCAGTCATGGCCAGAAACCAGGCTTTTGATGATGCCGTTGATATGGGCCGGGGCCACTACATTGTCAAAACAGAGTGGGAGAACCCCGAGAGTGTAGATAAAAAGATAATTGTAGAGCCTATTCCCGATCCATTTACGGTTTATATGGACATTAACCGAAAGAAACCAGACTATTCTGACTGTAAATTCGGATTTATAGTTCATACACAGCGCAGAAAAGAATTTAAAGAAGAATACCCAGACGCTAAAAGCTCCTCATGGGAGGGTTATTCCAACCACAAATGGAGTACCGTTGATCGTGTGACATGGGCTGAATACTACTGTTTGAAGCCTAAGAAAAGAACACTTTTAGTCATTGAGGGGTATGGTGAGGACGGATCGGAAGGTGAGACGGTAACAGTTTATAAGGACATGCTTGAAAGAGAGCTTCACCCACATGAAAAGATTATCAAGAAACGAGAGGTTGAGGACGCTGAATGGTGGTGGTATAAGATAACCAGTGAGGAGATACTGGATAGGGAGAGGCTTCCCTTTAAGTTCATTCCAATTATAACGAATATAGGCAGGGAAACAACGGTTGACGGCAGGCTGATATTAAAAGGACTGTTAAGGGATATTCGTGATCCGCTTACTCTTTACAACTATGTAGCAAGCCAAGAGGCAGAATTAATAGCACTCAGCCCCCGCAGTCCGTGGGTAATGGCAGAGGGCCAGGATGAGGGTTATGAGAAGATGTGGGCAAATGCCAACCGCAGTAATGATTCCACCCTACTTTACAAACCAACCACTTTTGAAGGAAACTTAGTCCCACCCCCACAAAGAACACAGTTTGCCGGTGTACCTCAAGGGCTGGTAAACCAGAGACATGAGATAATTGAGGACTGCAAGGCTATAACGGGCATTTACGATGCCTCAATTGGTCAGCGGAGTAATGAAACGTCAGGTGTAGCAATTAGAGCCAGACAGGCACAAGGGGAAAACGCCAATTACCACTACACTCAAAACAGTATTTATGGTGTCACCCATGAGGGCAGAGTGATTAACTCAGCCTTACCGATTGTATACGACACGCCCCGAGCACTTACAATAATGGGTGAAGATGATGAGGAAGATGTATTACAGATTCTACAGAATGAGGATGATCCCGGTTTAGGCACAGGTGAATTTAACGTAACTGTAGCCACTGGCCCGAGTACAAATACTGCCAGGGAAGAACAGGCGGCGGGAATGATGGAATTAATTAGTCATGTTCCCCTTGTTCAGAATGTAGCTAGTGATTTAGTGGTAAGAACACAGGATTGGAAAGGCAAAGACCCGTTAGCTGACAGACTAGAATTTGCTATTGAACAGCAGATCCCCGGTATTACTACACAGGTTAAGGCAGAAGAGGGCGAAAATAACGAAATGGTTGTATTGCAACAGCAGTTGCAACAGTGTCAGCAACAGTTACAGCAAGCCCAACAGCAAATGATGCAGATGCAACAGGCACTTGAGAAGTCTCAGGCCGATAAGAGCGCAGCAGAAGTCCAGAACCAACAGAACAAAATGCAGGAATTACAGCTAAAGGCGCAGGACTTGCAGTTGAAGAAAATGCAGATAGAGGGGGAATTGAACCTCAAGGCAAAGGAATTAGAGCAGAGCCTGCTTAAAGTGGATCTTGAGACAGAGTCCACCGAAAAGGTTAATTCAGATAAATTACAAGTTGAAATGATAAAGATACAGTCTCAACACCAGCGTGACAGAGAGGCCCAGTTAGAGGATATTAAGATCGAACAGCAGAAAATTGAACTGCAAAAGGCTACCATAGAGAATAAGCCAGAAGAAAAGCCGAAACCAGAGCCAAAAACTGATACAAAACCCCCAGTGGTGAACGTATCGGTTGAGGGTTCAAAAGTGAAAAAGTCAGTCATCACCACACCTGAAGGGAAAACGTACAACGTGGAAACAAAGGAAGGTGAATGAGTGAATTAACCCCTTCAGAGATAGGCGTTTTGGGTGCTGTATGTGTATTTGTGATAAGCAAGCTATTTGAATTAATTAAGTCTCTAACACCCAAAAGCCCACAATTGACTGAAGCTGATATAAAGGATATGGAGTATAAAACAAATTTAAAGGGTTTAGTGGGTGATATGAAGGAAATTCTAGTCTCAATGTCAGAGAAGGGTGATCGCAGAAATGACACCTTAATGGATGTAAAACGAACAGGAGAGCGCACCCATACAAGAGTAAATGAACTTGGTTCAGAGGTAAGGATAATTTCAGGAGAGATATTTAAAAGCAAATAAGGAGGCGATATGGCAAACGTATCAATGAGCACACAAAATAAGAAATGGGAAGAAGAAGGTTATGCTAGAACCCTTTCCGAGGCAAAGGCTATGCAGAAAATAGCTAAAAAAGCTCCATCACGGAAACCGGCAACGAGAAGAAAAAGCAAGTGAGGCACTATGACAGAATACATAGCAATAGGCACGGCAATATACACAGCAGTTTCACTTATTACCCGTCTGACTCCCACCAAGAGCGATGATGAGATAGTGAATAAGATAGGCTGGATCTGGAACCTTTTATTTGAGGCAACCCGCAAGAAATGAACCGTTTAATACTCTGTTTAAAGAGAAACGACCAGTACAACCCTCTCCAAAAGAACGGGGGCCTAAAACACTTGATGCCTTGTTTCTGGCATGATGAGGCCACAACGGGGGAGTTTATTCTAAACCCTAAAAAGTTACAGTCTGAAGCCTTTACCCATATGGAGGTGGACAGGGCATTATTACCCTGGCTGAAAGCAATTATGGAGCCTATTGAGGGTGTGATACCGGGGCAGATAATAAGGGATAGACAGTTATTTTTTCTTGAGGATGAGTTATCAACAGCCCTTAAGAATGCAGACTTAAAAAGCAAATGGCGCAGTCCCGATACAATGGGAATGCTGGACGCAAAGACGGTTGATTTTCAGAAAATAACTAAAGCCGCACTTGAGCAGGAATGGACAGAGGGGAATAAATACCGTGATGTCAAAGCCATGACCAGTGGTACATATTTAGTCGGGCCTGACGTAGGGGACGACTACGCCAATGCAGCGGCGGCGGCGGCAGACGCAGGGACTATGGTAGGGAATTTAACTTTCAATGCCAATGGTAATTTCACGGATACTGCCCTGGCAAACTTTTCAAATGCTTCTGGCGGGTTCGTGTTAACATTTGGTTCAAATATAGCGCATGGCGGTGATGTCACAGCGGCCCCGGTTATGACGGTGAACCATAATTCTCACGGTATTGCATGGAATGTAACCGGAGGCGGCAACCACATTGAGTCAGGCTTCAGAAAGACAAGAAGCACAAACGGTTCAAACAGTACCCGAGGGCTGTTAATTGGGACTAACTCAGGCTGTTTAATAGCCGCAAGGGATATGTGGTATGATGGTGGAAGTCTAACAGGTGCCGGGTGCTACATAACCTGTAAAGCCTCTCAGCATACAACTTACAACAACGTAGCATGGGACTGTGATTACGGATATTACACCGATGCCGCTAACCAGTGGTTAGTTGAGAACTGCGGGGCAAGGAGTTGCGGATCTGCTGGATTTAAATGCAATGACACTGTCGCCGCCCCTGACTTTAGAAATTGCTGGAGTTACGGAAATACCACAGACTTTGAAACAATGGACTCAGCCACAGGGGATAATAACTCTGCAACTGATACCTCTGCACCGGGAAATAACCCGAATAATTCAAGGACAGAGGCAACGGAATTAATAAGCAGTGATGATACAAATGCAGAATATTGTCATACTGCTTCTGGCTTTACATCAACAGGAGTGGCACCAAACACCGCCACAACAGACATGGCCGGGGTGACATATGCAAGCCCCTGGACAGTGGGGCCGTTCATGCCCCCTGCGGCATCTGGTGGGGTGGCCGCCACATACCAAGCAAGAAACCTTAATTATTCACACTTACAAAGAGGCTCATAAATGGCTAGTTATGTAACACCAAAGAAAAACGCTGAATATATATTTTATATCGGCCTTCCCGATCAAGCTGACACTAAGCTGTTTAAGTCAAGCCCAACCATAGCGGCGGGTGACTTTAAAGTTGCTACAGATGGCGGGGCATTGGGAAACCTGGGAACACTCCCGGCGGTAACTCCAGCGGCTAGTAAAATGGTAAAAATTACCCTTTCAGCCAGTGAAATGAACGGGGATAATGCGACTTTAGTCTGTAGTGATGCTGCGGGAGCAGAATGGGCAGATGTGATAGTAAATATTCAAACCAGTGCAAACCAGATAGACGATCTAGCCCTTGCAAGCGCACTCACTACCGCTCAGAATGACTTAGACACTCTTACTGGTTCAGATGGGGCCACTTTAGCCACTACTCAAGGCAATTACGCCCCCTTAAAGCCTACAACCGCAGGAAGGACATTAGATGTCACCATAGGCGGGACCGCTGGAATTGATTGGGGGAACGTAGAGAATAAAACGACTGCAAATGACTTAAGCGCAACTGATATTCAATTATGTGATACTGTCACCACGAATGCAGATGCAATTACTGTTGCTGGTATTCTCACAACCCAGATGACAGAGGCTTATGCAGCAGACGGAACAGCCCCGACACTGGCACAGGCATTATTCCTTATTCAACAGAGTTTACATGAGTTTGCAATTGCGGATACTACCAGAACCGTTAAAAAGCTGGATGGTTCAACCACAGCGGCAACCTTCACACTGGATGATGCAACGAGTCCCACCTCAACCACAAGGGCAACTTGAGTATAGCGACACTAGTTACAAGGGGTTACGGCTCTTTCGGCACTATTGCCGATGTAGTACGGGCCGGGTATAATTCCGGTGATAGTTCGATAATAAGCGATCAGGATGCCAGTAAAATTGCCCAATTTGTGTGGAAAGAGATACTTGATAACAGTTTAGAGGCACAGGAATTAATGAGGATATTTGCTTCTGCCCTTGTAGGCAAGGCAACAGGTTTAAAAGATGGCAGGCCCATTTACAGAAACTTAGCAGACACAAAAGCAAGGATAACCGGCGTTTCTGATAAATACGGCAACCGTGAGGATGTAACCCTGGATGGTACTTAATGTTTGGGCATTCCTTTTTTGGTGCATCATGGTTTGGGCCGCAATGGTTTGGGCCATCAAACCCAGTTCAAGATGAACTTGGGGGAACGACAGAAGAATGGGAGAATAGAACAAAGTTTGGAAAGATACAGCAGGGAGAAATAGTTACCCCTGAAGTACCGGATAATTCTATATTAAGTGAAGTAGTTGAAACCCCTGATATAAAAGAAGTACAATATGTACAGGGAGTAACGGAAAGTCAAGAAACGTATGAAACGCATTTACAAGAAAAGCTGGACGGAGAAGAGGAAATAGGCTTAATAATGGCAATTGTTGAGGCTCATTTTAATTAGGAGACGAAATGACAGAAGAAACACCCTTAGAGGAAATAGCAAACGAACCTGACACCCCTGTAATTGAAAAGCCAGAGGAAAAATCAGAGGAAAAACAGCAGGAAAAGGAAAAAGCAAAGAAAAGACTAAGCGACAGGCTTAAAGAGGAAACTTGGAAGCGGAGAGAGGCAGAGAGGCAGTTTGAAGCAGAAAAGAAAGCCCGAGAAGAATTGGAGGCGCAAACGAAATTGAAAGTCGAACCCAAAGAGGATGACTACGCTGATTTCACCAAATTCCAAGAGGATAAAGACAGATGGGCCGCCCAGAAAGAGCAGGAAATAGAAGCCAGGGTAACCCAGAAAGTCCAGCAGGAACAGCACCAGAAACAAGCAGAACAAGCGAGACAAGCCAACCAGGCCGAATATTTAAAGAGCCGTGAGCAATATGCAAAAGACGATCCCAAGTTCCGTGATTATGAGGTAGAGATTGACAGGCATGTAAACGCATACGGCGCACCAGAATTACAAGATTTGATTTTAAAAGCAAAAGAAATTGGGCCTAGAATGGTTAAACATCTAGGAACCCACCCGGAGGAACTGTTAGATATAGCAAGTTCACCGCAAGCAGAAAGGGCTTTTCTTTTAGGAAAGCTACAAGCAAAACTGGAAGCTAAACCAGTTAAAAAAGTTAGCTCCGCACCTGATCCGGTACGTTCTGGAACAGATAGCGCACAAGTACAAGCGAACCCGACTAATGAGACTCAAGCAGAGTACAATAGACGGGTGAACTTTGGAACATAATGCGACTTTATAGGGCTAAATAGCCTTATACCCAGCCTAACGGCTGCTCCTATTCGCTCAAACCTTAAATGGCATAGGAGATACTATGGCTAATACTAACCTAGTGAATGACTTGGTTATGAAAGAAGGTGTAAGAGTCTTTCGGAATAATACCAAGTTCTGCAACTCAATAAAACGGGAGTATGATTCATCCTACCAAGTTATGGGCGCAAAAGCCGGTGACGCAATTAGGATTCAGAAACCACAGCTTTTCAGTACGAGAAGCACAAAAGCGATCAGCACCCAGGATGTAACCCAGACAAACAAAACATTGACTGTGGCTACTATTACGGGTATTGATATTAAATACTCAAGTGCTGAACTCACTCAGGACAATGTTGACAGGTTCAACCAGAACAAGGTAAAACCAGCAATGGCTACCCTTGCGGCAAAGGTTGACAGTTCAATGCTGTCTACAGTGTATAAACAGGTAAATCAGGCAGTTACCCTCCCAGTTACAAACCTGGACAGGGCAGACGTTCTGAGAGCCGGTGTTAAGCTGGACAACAGCATGGCACCCCGTGACGGACAGCGGACTATTCTACTTCCCCCTCAAGGGATGATGGATGTAACCAATGATATGTCAGGGCTGTTTAACGCCGCACCAAACGTCAGCCAGCAATACAAAGATGGTATTGTTGGAATGCCTTCAATTGGCTTCAATTTCGGTATGACTCAGAACCTCCCCACACATACTACGGGCGGTTATGATGCAAACTACGATGTGGCTACTGCCCCTGCAAATGGCGCAACTAGCTTAGTGGTAGATACTGGAACCGGGACAATTGCCGCTGGTGATACTTTCACAATCGATTCGGTTTTCGAGGTGAATAAGCTCACGAAGCAGTCAACCGGCGTTTTAAAACAGCATGTGGTTAAAACGGCATCAGCCGGTGGATCTGTAACTCTCACTCTGGAAGAAGGCATTTATTATGAAGGCCCCTTACAGAATGTTGACTCACAGCCCGCCGTAAATGATGACTTGGTATTCATGGGTACTGCTAGTACTGCATATCCACAGAGTCTCGCTTATCATCCTGACGCTTTCTGCGCTGGTTTCGCCGATCTGGAAATACCCAGAGGTGCAACTTGGGGCCAGAGGGTAGTGGAAGATGGCGTTTCAATGAGAATGCTTGAGTTCTATGACGGTATGAATGATGACTCTTATTTAAGATTTGACATTGTTCACGGCGTTACAACTGTAATCCCTGATTATGCTTGCCGACTTTACGGCTTCTAACCTTTAACTTAATGGAGGCCATATTATGGCAACAAACGCAGCAGGAGTAAAAGAACTATCAGATGAGGGTTCAGACGGGACTCGTTTAGGCACGACCACCACTGATCTCATTGCATTTCACGGTTCTACTCCGATTGTCCAGGCAACAGTAGCGGCTACAACCACTACCACCGCCACAACCACAGCATTGCAAACTGATATAGACGCTATCAGAACTGCATTGCAGAACTTGGGACTAATCGGTTAATGCCGAAAGTGTTACATAAGGGTAGCTCTGTGAAAGGGGCTACCTTTATCACTACCCCTTGCGGGAACATTAGCCCTGAGTGGGCTTTTGCGCTTGCACAGTCATGTATTGAATTGACCCGTGATGGGATACCTATTGAACTTGAGATATTCTCAGAAAATTGTCATGTAGATGATGGTAGAAACAGGTGTGTCAGGGATTTTTTAGAAAGCGACTGTAAACAGTTGGTTTTTGTTGATCCTGATGTAAGATGGGAGCCAGCAGACTTAAAGAGTCTTATTTTACATGAAAGGGCTGTAGTGGCGGGAATTTACCCATTAAAGCATGAGACAACCGGATACCCTGTAAGGCATATTCCCGGTGATATTTGGAGCGATAAGGACGGGCTGATCGAAGTTGAGGGGGTTCCTACAGGTTTTTTAAAAATTAAAAGAGAAGTATTAGAGGAGCTTGATAGCGTTTCAGGGCACTTCCCCTCTAAAGACGATATTGAGGGAAGGAGAATGATCCCTCTTATATTTGAAAGGACGCATTCAGGCACTACCCGATGGGGTGGCGATTACACATTTTGTTTGAAGTGGCGTAAGCTGGGGGGCAGGGTTCACATTGATCCCCGGTATAGATTAGAGCATTATGGGACTAAATGCTACTCTGGGACATATGGACAGTATTTAAAGAACAAGTTAGGTCTTGGAATTAAGCCTATGCTTGAGGTGATCAAAGAAAAAAAAGAGAATGTTCAGACTATTATTGACATTACCGAGCAGTGGGGTAACCCAACCTTTCAAGCTAGTCCAGAATTTTTATACATGTGCATTAAAGAAGCCAGAGAGGCAAAGGGTAATATATTGGAGTGTGGATCGGGCATGACCACCCTTGCAATGGCCACAGTGACAGACAATACGGTTTATTGTTTAGAGCATAACCCGATATGGGCCACACATTTGCAAAAAGAAGCCGAAAGATACGGAATTAAGAATATTGAGATAATTTATGCCCCTATTGAGGAAATGTGGTATGGGGTGGATGAGATCCCTAAATGTTCCCTGGTGGTATGTGATGGGCCGCCAAGAAAAGATTCAAACAGGAATATTCTAAAGGACTATCTGAAACATGATACCAGAGTATTGTTTGATGACTATGAAGAATTGGGCGAGTGGGGCGAGAATGTAATGGTATTTGGCGCAAGCAGACTGTCAGCAGTTTTTAACTACAAAATGATTAACTACACAAAGGAGACGATATGAGACAATATCCAAGACGATTAGCCAAAGGCAGAGAGGACAGAATATTGGTTCACAATGAAATAGAAGAATATGAGGCTGGCTTAAAGGGTTATGAAAGACATTGGAACCCTGAAGTAAATGAACGGGAAAAAGGCACTGATAAAGAGGTGTTAAGGGTTAAGCCTGTTGATGTTCAGGCAACAAATATTGATCCCCTTGAAGAACCCAAACACCCTGTAGAGAACGGAATACTTGATGATGTAATACCGGGAATTGAGGAAAAATTAACACCAGGACAGAAAGCGGCAATTACCAGAAAGAAAAATAGAGAAGCTAAAAAAGCGGGTAAATAATGGCAGAAAAGGCAGAAGCAATAATTAAAGCCTCTTTAAGACTTTTAGGAGTGCTTGAGGCTGGTGAGTCATTGAGCGCAGATGATGCTGCTGATGGTCTAATAGCCCTGAATGATATGCTTGATGAATGGAGTCTACAGGGATATATGCAGACAAACAAGGTTCAATTGTCTCAGGCTTTAGTGGGAGGGACTGCCACCTATACTTTCGGAACCGGAGGCGATAACTCAACAAGGCCAGTGAGGGTGACAAAAGCATGGATAAGGGATTCAAGTAATAATGACTATCCAATGACAATTTTACCCAATGACAGATATTCAGAGATTTGGCAAAAAACAATACAGTCAAGTTACCCCGAATATGTGTATTTCCGTGAAGAATACCCCTTAACAGTGGCTAATTTATACCCCGTCCCTGATACTACATATACAATGTTTTTAGAAACATGGGCAACTATTGCAAGTATTGCAACAGTTTCAACTTCTGTTGATCTTCCACCGGGGTATATTTCAGCCATTAAGCCTATTTTAGCGGTAAGGATCGCCCCGGAGTATAAACTAACAGAGACTTTCCCTCTGGTACAGCAACAGGCAAAAGAGCGCATGGCATGGATCAAGCGGGTGAACAGCAATGATCGGCCCAAAATGAATACTGGTTTAGAGAACATTTTTGATAACGGCAGAAACTCAGGTGAATATAGGAGTTTATTTCTGTGATCAATATCCCGTTCATTGGACAAAGTTACGAGGCTTCTGCGCTGGATGTTTCAGCCCAAAGGTGCGTTAATATGCAGTTAGAGGGCTATAGCGATCAAAACGCTAAAGTATCTGCTAGTTTAACCACTACCCCCGGACTTGATTTAGAGGCCACTATGTCAGCAGGGGCTAACAAAATGAGGGGGATGTACCAGACATCTACTGAAAGGTTATTTGCCTGTAGGGGGAACGGTGTAGCAGAGTTTGACACCAGCAATACTGAAACCTCAAGATTTACAATTAACACCGGGGCCACAGAACCGACAAGTACAATTGTCAGAATGGTAGATAACGGGACTCAGTTAATGCTTGTAGACGGTACGGATGGCTGGACATACAACCTGTCAACAAATGTTGCTACTCAGATAAGTGACGCAGACTTTCCCGCAGCTACTCATTGCGGTATATTAGACGGGTTTTACTTAGCAAATAAGCCTAATTCAACGCTTATACTTTACAGCGCAGTAGACGATCCCACAACCTGGAGCAGTCTATCAACAATGTCAAAAGAGGGAAAAGAGGACTTTGTTAATAGTTTTATAGTCTCAAATCGCAGAATATGGGTATTTGGAAAACAGAGCAGAGAAATATTCCGTAATACAGGAAACAGTAATAACCAGTTTCTGAGATTAGAGGGTACGGCAAAAAATATTGGCAACCAAGCACCAGATTCACTTGCAGAAGATGGTAACTCTGTTTACTGGTTGGGTTCAAATGCTTCAGGTTTCGGTAAGGTTTATAAGTCAGCGGGATTTGACGCTGTGCCTATTTCCACCCAACCCCTTGAAACGGCGATAAGCAATTACACTGCTACTACGGACGCTGAAGGATATTGTTATCAGGAAGATGGAAATAGCTTTTATCAACTGACTTTTCCAACAGATAACAAGACATGGGCTTATAATTTACAAACAGGCCAGTGGAACGAAAAAGAATACCAGAACACCACACTTGGTAAAACAGAGAGGCATAGAAGTAGAGTCCACGCCTTTTTTAATGGGAAAAACTATCTGGGAGACCATGAGAGTGGGAAAATTTACTCATATAACAAAAATACTTACACAGATAACGGTGATACTATTATCCGCAAAAGGATCAGCCCTGTGGTGTGGAATGCACTTGACAGGGTTTATTACAAGAGTTTTCAACTGGATATTGAAGCAGGGCAAGGTTTAACGAGTGGGCAAGGTTCAGATCCTAAAGTCATGTATAGGCATTCAAACGATGCCGGTAGGACATGGACAAATGAAACCCAACTGTCAGCGGGTAAGATAGGGGAGTATCGGACAAGGGTTAAGAAAAACAGGTTAGGACAAGCCCGAAACAGGGTATTTGAAATTACCTATTCAGAGCCTACCAAGTTCAATATAGTAGATGCACATGTGGAGTTAGGATGACTGACAAAGTAGCCCCTATTGAGCATGAATTTCTAAGCCGTGAGCAGAAGGGCTTTCCTTCATGGCCTTGGATAGAGTTTTTTCAGGGTTTGGAGAGTTCAAGCGGAACCGCCCCAGGAACCACGTTAGATCCTGATAAAGACGTACAGACTGATTCGGATGGGTTATTAACGAGCGTAGCCAATACAGGCACGGTTTCTAATGTAATGTCAGAAAGCCCTACTTTAACGGGAACCATTACAGCGGCGGCGGCTAATTTTTCAGGCGCAGTAGATATTGGTTCAACGATAGCCATAGTAGGCACCATTGACGATGACACTTTTGCAACAGCGACAAATACTACGATTTCCACAAGCGAAAGCATTAAAGCCTATGTTGACTCTCAAGTAACCGCTCAAGACTTAGACCTTGCCGGTGACTCCGGTACAGGTGCGGTAGACCTTGATTCACAAGTTCTTACTATTGCCGGTACTGCCAGCGAAATAGAAACATCCATGTCCGGGCAGACTTTGACTATTGGGCTTCCCTCTGCTGTTACTATTGCCACGTCTTTAGGTGTTGGAGGAGCCTTAACAGATGGGACAATTCATTCTCATGGGGCCGTATTTGTTGATGCTGGAATAAGAACCAGACAAACAGGTTCAACAAGGTATCGTGGTGATTTTTTCATGAGTGCCACAAGATTAAAGATAAATGCATATGATGATACAGGTGCCGCATATCTGGCAATGTTTATAGACGCATCAAGTTTAACCTTGAATACAGACACCAGTGGTCAAGTCTTAATACCAAATGGTGGGTTTAATATCGGGGCAACAGTTTTAATATCTGGAACCATTGATGATGACACATTTACAACCGCATCTGCCACAACTTTAGCCACAAGCGAAAGCATAAAGGCCTATGGTGATAATACATTTGCCCTCCGGGATATGTACAATGGCACCATAAAAGAATCATTTGATGCTTTGGTCACTTCAGATGGTGCAACAATTACAATGAGCATTGAACAATCAGGTGGCGGTGACCTTATCATGCAATTTAGTGATGGGGATACGACCTTGGATTGTACCCCGGCGGCAACAATAGCCTTGACTGCTGGAAGTGACACCGCTCCACAAGCAAATTATATCTATATCTTGCAATCATCAAAAGTCCTCACAAAGTCTACTTCTGCATGGCCTTCTGCGGAGCATATTAAAATCGGATTTTTCTTTGTTCAAAGCGCAACAACCGTTCAAACAAACGGTGCTTTAATTAATCAGAACTGGAACGACCATATTGAGGGAACCGATAACCAAGGGCATTTAACTCATATTGAAGAAAGAATCAGGCATGGTGGTGCTAATTATTTCTCAGGAATAGATCCTAATGGTACAGACCAAGCGGCGGCTACCAGTTATTTTGATGACTCTGCTGGTGCGGCGGCTTATTTTAAATCAACCTCTGGCATTATCTACCAAATGCACAAACATACGATGCCAGCCGTAGATACTTCTGGGTCTGATATTCTGTATGCGGTTAATTGGTCTGGTGATGCTTACCATGAGTTCAGCGATTTATTTGATATAACCGCAGACTCAACCGGGTCTGGATTAAACAATAAATACTTTAATGTATTCTTTTTCGCTGTTGGAAATAAGACCGGAGAATTTGCACCAATAATGTGTAAACTCCCTGGGGGGGGTTATGTAACAGAATCCAGCGCATTGAATGATGTTGACGGATACGATGATAGGACGATGCCGAGAGAGTTCGGTTTGGATTCGTCAACAGGGACCCCAATTTGTCGAATGACTTTAAAATGGACTGGGGGTCTTGGGACGTTAACACATATTTCAACTTTGGATTTAAGGTCATCTACCGTTTCATCTGGTACGGGTTCTACTGGAATGATCACTGATTTTCCTGATAATCAATTCTCTGTATTTGATGAAACAGATACAACTAAGATATTAAATCTCGATGTGGGCACATTGGTCACAACTGGGAATACCAGAACATTACAGGTGCCAGATTCTGATGGGGTTATTGCTTTACTTTCTGATTTAACAGCAGAGGATTTGGATTTTGCTGGTGACTCCGGTACTGGTGCAGTGGATTTAGACTCACAGACATTTACAATATCCGGTACAGTAAATGAGGTTGATACGAGCGCATCAGGGCAAACAATTACTATAGGATTACCCAGTGCAGTCACTATTACAACATTAACTCTTGGTGATGGTGCCTCTCCGAATGTAGCCTTAACGTTTGATAGTAGCGCAAGTGATGGGGTTATTAATTGGCTAGGCGTTTCAGATGCTTTTCAGTTTTTGGACGATGTGACAATAAAAGCCCCGGCTACTCTTAATATTGGTTCCACAGTCTCAATTACGGGGACATTAGACGATGATTCTTTTGCCACTGCGAGTGCTACAACTTTGGCTACAAGTGAAAGCATAAAGGCTTATGTTGATGCGCAGGTAACGACATCAGACCTTGATTTTGCTGGTGATTCTGGCACGGGAGCGGTTGACCTTGATTCTCAGACATTTACTTTGGCAGGTACGGCTAATGAGATTGAAACGAGCGCAAGCGGACAGACAATAACTATTGGCATAGTTAATAATCCAACCATTACGGGGTCCTTAACTGTTAACGATAACAATCAATACCTTATAGGAACCGGAGCGTTCTCGAATCCCAATTTCCATGTAAGAAATACTAATGCTGATGCTTTCGGGCCAACAATCCTATTTGAGAAATGGGGTGCTAGTCCTGCCGATGATGATGTCATCGGAACATTTCAATGGAGGTCGCATACAGATACAGGCACCAATAGGAAATTTGCCGAGATTACAGGGTATGCGAGAGATGTTACGGATGCAACCCTAAACGGAACGATTGAAATAACAGTACAAACAGCACTGGCAGTCAATAAAGATTATGTATTTGCTGATGGGAATTTAAACGTCCCCGTTGGTTTGGTTGTAAACGAAGATTCGGATGTGGCGGGTGATTTTCGTGCCGAGTCAAATGCAGACACTCACTTTCTCTTTCTTGATGCTGGTGCAGAAACGCTGAATATTGGTGGAACGGGAACGGGCGATATAGCTGTATTTGGGGCGGCTGCTATAACGATGAAACAAGCCACTACTGTTAGTGCTGATTTTACAGTAGCAACAAGTAACGAAGTATTTTTAAACCTGCCAGTATCAGCAGGTACAGCGGGATCATTATGGAATGATTCGGGAACGGTAAAGGTAGCATAACCAACAAAGGAGAACAAATGCAGTATACTTTCAAATTAACAGAACAAGAAGCAAATATGGTTGTTGATTCATTAGGCGAACGGCCTTATAAAATGACAGCCAAATTGATTGGGAATCTTCAGCTTCAATTTCAGAAGCAACAAACTGAAGCAAAAGAACCTGCACTAGAAGAAACGGCATTGGGTAAATCTACAGACAAGTAAGCTGTGTATGTAGATTTTGAATTGTTATTAGTAGATGATTAGGAGGAATTATGGCTGATTGGTGGGATGTAGCAAAAGGTGTGGGGTATGGAACTCTAATTGGTGGGCCGCTGGGTGGTGTTGTGGGCGGTGTTGCTGGTGGTACTGGTAAAAGCGGAGGTGAACTTTTAGGGCATTTTACGGGTGGTGCAATGGGTTCAGCCGATGAGGGGCCATTAGGTGATCTTCTTGGCAGAAACTCAGAAGCCGCAGCAATTGAAGCCGCAAGGATACAGCAAGATGCCGCTAATAATGCGATAAACTTCAACCAGGATATGTACAGTCAGTCAAGAGGTGATCTGGCCCCTTTCACTGGTGCAGAGAATTACAACAATTTGTCGAATATGACAAACACAGGGCAATTCCAGACAGATCCAAGTCAGTTTCAGACAGGGCAATACCAAGCCCAACAGTACGGGCAACCAGCATTTACACCCCCAAACGGGGGGATAATGGGTGGTGGTGTGAATTATGGCCCACAACCGGGGCAGCATGTGTATCAAAACTACCAAGCAGATAAGAACGCATGGATGCAACAGCACGGAACCCCACAAGGGGGGCAGAGTCTAGCCCAAGTAAGGGGTGGACAGCCACAGGGTGCGCCGGGGTTCAACCAATTCCAGCAGGGAACCGATCCCGGCTTCAACCAATTCCAGAGGGGTGCCGATCCTACCTTCAACCAATTTCGGAGGGATGCAGGGCCACAATTCCAGCAGTACAACGCAGGACAGGGGCCACAGTTCGAGAGGGCAAATGCAGGAAATTTCGACTTTAACTATGAAGAGAGTCCCGGTTATCAGTTTGCAAGGGATGAGGGAATTAAGGCAATTGAGGGCAGGGCTTCAGCAGAGGGCAGAAGATTCACCGGGGGCACTGATAAGGAGATTGCCGAATATGCGAGTGGTTTAGCGGCACAGGACTACGGGAACCAATTCAACCGAGCCAGAGGGCAGTTTGAGAGTGACAGGGGTTTTGGTGCAGGACAGGCCGACAGGGCTAACCAGTTTGGACAGAACCAATATCAATTCGGGGCTAACTTAGGCGCACAGCAGAGCAACCTTGCAAACCAGTTTGGACAGAACCAGTATCAATTTGGAATGGGCTTAGACGCTCAACAGCAGAACCTAGCCAACCAAGCAGCAATAGGAAATTATCAGTTCGGAACGGGCATAGATGCAAACCAGAGCAACATGGCCAACCAATACGGACAGAACGCCTTTCAATTCGGGCAGAATATGGCCAACCAGAATAACATAATGGCCCAGAACATGAATAACGCCAACTACTGGACAGGGCAGGGCATGAACCAGCAGGACAGGCAGTTCGCACAAGGAGCAAACCAAGCCGCCAACCAGCAGAATTACAATATGTATAACCAGCAGGGCCAGCAGAACTACAACAACCTTGCGGGGCTGGCAAACATGAATATGCTTGCTAACCAGAACTTAGCTAACCTGGGGCAGTCCTACGGTGCTAATATAACTGATGCCATGTACGGTGGAGCGAATGCACAGGCGGCAGGACTTGTCGGTGGTGCAAATGCGAGACAGCAAGGGGCCGGGAATGTGGCAGGGCTGTTAGGAACATTTTTTGGAGGTGCGTAAATGCCATTGAATACCCAGATACCACTACAGTCTCAGACAATGAACATTCAACCGGCTATTCAGAATTACATGGCCGCCCAGCAGAACAGGCGACAGCAGTCACTAGCTGACTTGACTTTAAGTAATGCAGAGAAAGAGGCAGAAAGAAAGAGAAAGGTACAGGAGATAGAAACCAGTTTCTTTAACAACCCCAAAGGCAAAGCACAAGCCTACCAGTTAGCAGGAATGCCAGAGAAAGCAAATGAAGTGGTGGTAATGGCAAGGCAGGCAGAGAAAGCAAGAATTACCAAAATGGACAATGAGCAGAAATGGATGGGCGATCAGTCCAGCACAGTTTTAGGCTCTAAAAACAGGGCTGAAGCATGGCCTTTAATGAAAACACAAGCAATTAATAGGGGTGTTAGGGGTGCAGAAACATGGCCCGATCAATACAATAAGGGTGTAGAGGATCAATTAAATTACATGAGCCTCAATAGTGAAATGGGCCGGGGCAAGACTTCAAATATAGCTGGACAGGTGATGTATGACGAAGCAGGCCACCCCTGGTTATTGAGCAAAGATCCTGCAAACCCTTTTATGAAACCTTATTCAGTGGAAGGGCTAGAAACCCCTAAAAAATTCGTACCATCCAAAGGGTTTACTGTAGAGACAATTGGAAAGGATCAGTTTTTAATTAACAAGGGAACGGGCGAAAGAACCCGATTGGATAAGGATGCTAAAGTAGGTATTGCAGAAGAAAAACTTGGAATTGAAGGGGCTAAATTAGGAATTGCCAGAAGTGTAGAAGAAAGGCAAAACGAAAAATGGATGGCAGAAGTAAACCGGGAAAGAACCAAAAAAGGGCTTAAAAAGGCCGGTACAGACTTAGCCGCAAAAACGGTTGTTCAGGATATGGGCCGGGGAATGCAAATTTTAGAGAAAAACATGGAAGGGCTTATAACAACGGCGGCAGGGCCTATAGGCTCAGTAATGCAATACCTGCCTGCTTCTGACGCTGATGTTTTAGAAAAATACGCAACCTCTGTTAAGTCTAATATTTCCATTGACAGGTTACAGGCTATGAGAGAGGCCAGCCCAACAGGTGGAGCGTTAGGACAAGTGCCGGTGCAACAGCAAGAATATTTAATGCAGTTACTCGGTTCGCTTGATGTGGCTCAAAAGCCCCCTATTCTTTTAGACAATATGAAGCGAATATATAACATCTATATGGATGCAATTCACGGCGTAGGGAATGGCCCCCCCAGAAAAAGGCTTAGTTTTAATGAGGAAGGCATAACTGTTCCCGGCGGTGTTGAATGGAGCGGAACGGAATTTTTAGGGGTAATTAAGACTCCCGGCCAAATTGAGCAGGAAAATGTTGATTTGTTGAATAGTGAAATAGACGGTTTATAAAAAAGGTGAACTATGAGAGTGAACGAATTTGCCAACAAAGTCAGGGAGAGAAAGCCTGAATATGCCCATTTAGATGATACTGATTTAATTCAGATGGTGGCGCAGAAAAAGCCTGATTTATTAGCCAATATGGATCGGGCAGATATGGCCCAGATAATGAGAGAAAGCAGAAAAAAGAAGATCACACGAGCCAGAAAAAAAGAGTTTTCAGCCCTTTCGGGCTTTTCCCGGTTTGGTTTGGGTGAGGGTGAGGGGATGCTGAATGCTTGGCGGGGTATCAAGTCAGCCTTTCAAACAGGAGACAAAGGACATTTTCAAGATAATATTACACGCTTAGAAGAAATGAAACTGGACGCTGATGAGGAAGATTTACCACAACTTGACAGATTAATTGAAAAACAAAAGGCTAGGGTTTCAGGTATTAGCAGATCGCTTGAGCAGATGAAAACAAAAAAAGCAGGCTTTCAGGGAATGACAGAGGGTGACTTTGCAACGGGTGCCGGTGAGTTTGTGGGTGGTACTGTGCCTTATTTGGCAACGCCCGTTTCTGGTATTGCAATGGGTACTGCCACTGGTGGTGCTATTGGTGCCTTGTCTGGAACGGATGAGGAAGAGAGAAGCACAGACGCACTGCTTGGTAGCTTGTTTGGTGCCGGTGGTGCGCTGGTAGGTAAATTAGGATCGAGGGTGGTAAACGCCCTTAAAAAGCGGTACGCCAGTGCCTCAGTACAAGAACTAGAGGATTTGGCTGAGTCATATGGAGTCAAGCTATCAAAAGGTGATGTCACAGGAAAGGCGGGAACCAGGAAAGCAGAAGTAAACATGGAGTCAAAAACCGGGGGCTTAAGTTCATTCAGGGAATCTCAATCTAAAGATGTAGACAAGGTATTGAACAAAGTTGGGAGGCAGTTTAAGACGGACAAGTCATTTTCAAAGATTGGCAGTTCTATGAAAGAGTCTGCGAAAAAAGTACAGAAACAAGCCAAAGAAAAGGCAACCAAGTATTATGACAAAGTTGAGGCTGGATCTGGTAAGGCTACGGTTGAGCCGAAAAATACAGTAAATGCAATAGACGAAATGTTAGAGCAGTCTGGTAAATCTAAAACCACAAAGAAAAACCCCGCCACCGAATATTTGGAGGGGCTGAAGATGAATTTACTGGATGATAAGCCCAACTATTCTCAATTAAGGGCAACCAGAGAAGCACTTGGAAAAGATGCAAAAGATTTTATGACATCGAATCCATCAGCGGGAGGCGCATTAAAGCAGGTAAGAAAAGCGGTCGAAAAAGACATGGATGAGGTTATAAAACAAATTCCCGGCGGGAAACAGCTTAAGAGGGATTATGAGATCGCAAAAAAGCATTATAGAGAAGAAGTGATCCCGTTTAAAGAAAGCAATACCCTAAAAGCTCTTTTAAAGGAAGAGCACCCAGACAGGGTATTTAGAAAGTTAATCAAAGATGGTGAGGGCGATCAGGCCAGAAAACTTTACAGGCACATGGACGCTGAAGGAAAAGAGGCGATTGAGTCTGGAATAGTTAAAACTGCGCTTGAAAAAGCAAAGGTTGATACTGAGTTTGGCGAGGTCTACAGTCCTGTTAATTTTGCCAACCAAATAAAGAAACTGGATGAGCAGACTAAAATATTCATGACACCCGCAAAACAAAAGTATTTAGAGGGAGTTAAGCGTCTAATGAGAGCATCAAAAAGGGCGGGGCAGTACATGGAAAACCCACCAACAGGGCAAAGGCTTTTATTAGCTCAAGATGGGTTTAAGGCGAAGGCTTCTCTAGGTATTGCCCCATTAATTACACAGTTTGAGAAATTCTTTTCAACAGGCAAAGGAAAGAATCTTATACTAGCCGCATCAGAATTAGATCCCAATAGCGGAGAGATGACAAAATTATTGAAAACAATTTTCGACAGATTGCCCCAAACAGCAACAAAATTAGCCCAAGGAGTTGAATAATGGCAAACGCAGGACAAGCACCATACCCCACATTNAGATC